TGGCTTAGCGCATTTGAGTATTACACTGAACAAATGAATAACTAATGATTGTGAACACAGAAAATCAAACTGGAGTTTTAACTCCCGAAGAATCAAATATAGACACAGCTCTCACACAAGAAGCTAGTGATGTTCAAGATGCTCCTAGTACTGATGTAAAGGTAGACCCAGACCCGCCTGTAAACAAGGAAAAGGTTTATTCTTATTTGGTTTCCCTATACGACAATGCTGGGAAAAAATACAATGAGCAAAAACTAAGACAAATATCTTCTACGTCAGACCTCAAGTACTGGGTGAACTGGGCTCATAAAAAAACTGGGCAACCAGCTTTAGATGATAACGCTTATTTAAAGCTATCGTCCTCGTGGACTGATAATCAAAAGGTTGAAAAAAAAAATCAAGTTCAGACTTTAAAAGACTCGTTTCAGGAAAATGCGATTGTACCAACGGAAGTAGATACGGATTCTCCATCCATATTGGAAAATATTCCTTCAACATCGGATTCTCAAGAGCCGACTAGCTTATCACAAATACCTAAGCCAAAAGTTGCAGAGTATTACACAGAACAACTTAACGAAAACAACAGCATACTTCCCGTAATAAAGCAACTCCCACGAGATTTACTAACCATGTCTGAGGGTGATGCTGCTTTGGCTTTTAATAATATTCTTGGGGATTTTGGCTACAAAGCCGTTGAGGCGGAGGTTGGCTCTAACAGCTTAAAAGTTCAAAGGCCAGATGGAAGTTCTTTGGAGATAAATTTAATGTCTGACCTTGGAGATAATGCATTAGAGTTTTTTAAGTCAGATGACTTTAACCAAAGATTGAATTTAAAGCACAATAAATTTGTGATGGATTTATCTCTTGGTAAGCAAAATCTTGTACAGGTTATGGCTGACCAGTTTGATAGTAATCCGTATGGTCTTAACGAGGGAATGAATCTCTTCACGAGACAAATGAACAAGCCAGAAGAGTCGGACTTACTTTTTCTCTCAAAAGCTCTTACAGGTCAAGAAAACGCAACGATATTTGACACAGGAGGTTCTTTTAATCCAGATTTATTTATGGCTGCTTTAACGCAGCTTAAAGGCAACATAGAGCCCGCTTATGACGAGATAGTATCATCCGAATCTAATTACCAACAGGAGGTTAGGATGTCCATGCTGTCAAGCATCAAAACAGATAATATTCGTTTGCCAGAAGACCCAAAAGCTTCGCTTTCAGAAAAAGAAATTGAGAGTAACAACAGAGTTAAATCTACATACAGAAAAGTAGATGAAATATTAAAAAAATACGAAACTTCAAAAAGAAATACATCTAAAATTTTAGGTAAAGCTCTTAAAAGAAGTGCTGCTTTAGGACAAATTGATTTACACGATGAGAAAATTATTGGCGGGTTAGTTAATAGTGGTCTTGACATGCTAGACATGCCACTTCCTTCTCTACTTATAAATGACAAGCAAGCGTCATTCCAGGATGTATATGATTTAATATCAACACCAAAAACCCTGGGATACATACAAAGAGGAGAAATAAAAGTTTCTATAGATGATACTGTAGATGTTGGATTATTCAACGATTTAGTGTCCAAATTAAAAAACACACAAGAAAGAAACACTGCTTTTTTAGACGAGGGAAATCCTAGACTTAACTCTTTTCTAAGAGGGATTGTAGATGTCCCTCAGGGTATTTATGCTAACACACTAGATATATTAAATAATTTTGGCGTGGGTATTTCTGACGCACTTGTTGGTTTAGGCATGAGCAGAGAAACTGCTGATTTTGCTGTTTTTCAAGAAATGGGTGTAGTCGTAGGGGGCTCAAGATTTAGCCCTGGAGTTTCAATCAACAAATTAGCTTTTCCATCAAAAAAAGATGTTGAAGAGGCGTTTGCATTACTACCAGAATATAGTGGCTCTATATCAGACTCAAGAGGTATGGGTGAATTTTTGTCTTATGGAATGCAAGGTTTTACATCATCGGTTCCGTATATAGCAGCCTTTATGGCTAACCCAACTGCAGGTTTAGCTGTTACTTTTGGAAGTACCTATGGCGGCAGTATCGAGGAGGTTAGAGATGCAAAAGATGCAGCAAAAGAAGCGCAAGCTTCAGGAGTCATGCTTACGGAACGGCAAAAAGATTTACTTAAAATGTCAGGCGCTGAAGCTAGAGCATACGCTTTTTCTAAGGCGGGACTTGAAACTGCTATTACAGCTTCGTTTACTGGTCGTTATTTTAAGCAATTAAAACTTGCAAACGGATTTAAAAATATCCCAAAAACTCAAGAATCTGCTCAGCAATTAGCAGACGCTTTTGCTAGAGCAAACAGAAAAGGATTAATATCATCTTTTGCTAAATATACAGGATTAGACCCAAAGGTTATAGCGAAAGAGCTGCCTGAAGAACAGTTTATAGCATACACAGGTTATTTAACTGACGTAGCTTTTGGGCTTCAAGATTATGACTCAAAAACCGCTTTAAAATTAGCTTCTGATGCTGGATTAAACTCTCTATTCAGTAGTTCAGCGATGTCTGTTGGTGGTAAAATGATAACACCAAGTACTACAGAAATTGCAAATCAAACAATAAACAGGAAAATAACTCTTGACGGCGAAATGGAAGCTGTGAAAGACAAGCTTCAATCGGATTTTATTGTATCGGAACTTGAGTCATCTGGAGTAGCTAAAAACACACCAAAATTCAAAGCCGCTTTACAGATGCAACAAGATGCGGATAATCGCATAATGAACATTCAAAAGAGAAAAGAACAGCTTGTTGAGCAAATGAGTGTTAGCGATAAAAAAGCATTTTTACAAGGAATTGCTGATTTAGAAGGGTTTCAGGCGACAATGGAAGAGGGTGGAAAGCCAGAAGAAATAAATGCGACTCAAAAGCTTATTGATGAAAAGAAAGAGAAGATGAGAAGACTTCTTTCTAAGTATCCTAGCGAGCTTAGTTATTATTTCTTGCCAAGAGAAACACAAACAAAACTTATAGACAGAGCTCTTAAAGAGCTTTCTGATGAAGCGGGACCAGATGAAACATTTAGCCTTACAAGTGAAGATTCAAAAGTTATTGAGAGAGCTTCTCAAATATATAAGAAAGATGTTTTAGAGGGAATGGTTGAGCCAGAAGAAAAAGTAGATGTTTCTGGATATTTTAACAATGTTACAGATTATTATGCAGAAACCTCGGAGCCAGCAGAAGCTGATTTTGATGTAGATGCTGCAATTTCTGCAATAGAGCAAAAAGCAACTACAGAAAAGCCACCTATACAAACTGAAATAGATTTAGAGCAAACAGGTGTAGAGCAGGTTGATGGTGAGCCATCTGCTGAAAAACCAAAAGATGACGATTCTAGTGCTTTAGAGCAAGAGGATAAAGATAGAACAAATAAAATCATATCTAGGATTAAAGACCTAAATATGTCAAAAGGTCTTTACAACTCTCTAAGTGATAGTCAGAAGAAAATATTAAAGGGATTCCTTACAGATGTTCAAAATGGGAAAAGACCAAAGTTTGCGAGACTAGAAACTATTTTAGATGCACAAGAAACAATACTTGAGCTTAAAGTTCTAAACAACAACAGCCCAATAAGTATTTTAGACAATCCAAACGCTAATCTTAAAGATAAAAAGCCAGTTGATTTCATAAAAGACTTATACCCATATCTTAACAACCTAGGTAGGAAAGTGATGATGGGTGGCACTATATTGAACTCTAAAAACTTAATGACTTCGGATATATTTTTGGGTGCTATATTTAGAAACACAACAAAAGGAAAGCCATTTATAGACTTGGTGTCTTCAGCAAACAGAAGTGTTGCTTCAGCAATAAACACCTCACAGGAGTTTATCAATCAGGATTCAAGTTTGTTTATAAATGAAATAAAAGCATACAACAAAGCCAATCCTAAAACCAAAATGTCTACAGACCTTAGAAGTCTTGAGACCTCTTATGATATGCAAGTGCTAGCGCACCTAAGAAGACGTTCTGGAGAAATAGACCAAACAACTGGACTTGACACAGAGTTTCAAAGACAGAAAAACAGTCTATTAAAAGAGCTAGAGTTAAGAAAACAAGAGTATGAGAAAGACACATCTGACTCCACGAAAGAAGTTCTATACAGACAACTTGAGGACACATTAAATCGACTTGGAGTCACAAATGCTTTGTCGTATGATGATGTAAGTAAAAATGCTAAAGAACCAATAGTAAATGCATTAAATCGTCTGTCTGACAGGTTTCCTCATGCAGAAGCTAAGAAAAGAAAGCAAGATTATGACGGACAAGATACTTACTTTGTAGATGGAACATATGTTCCTAGTTTTAGAAGGGGTGATGATGGTAATGAAAGGTCAGATAACGGAAACAAAGGAAGTAAATCAAACTACGGAACAATAGCTGGTGTTTTTCAAGATGTTGTAATGGATGACACACTAGAAAGTTCTAGATTATCTTTCGGCAATTACTTCGAGAGAGCATATCAGCAAATGCAAGGTTCTTTTATAGACATGAACTCTAGAAGCGATTTTGAGCAGATAGATATGATTGTGAAATCAGCTGATTTCGAGGGGCTTTTCAAAGACACAAAGGAGTACGAAATGGTTAAAAAGTATTTTGGCTCTAGAATGGATGTTTTTAATTTCATGATTAGTCAAGGTCAAAATGTAAATGTAGATTTTGGTAGCATGAATAATGTTTTTTCAACTTACAAAAAAGCTGGAGCTGCATTTTATTCTACTCTTTCTGCAATAGGTCTTTCTAGGCTGAATCAACCAGCATCTCAGTTTTATAGTGCAACATCTGGTACGTTACCAATGTTAACTGACGCTAGAGCTAAAAATCACTTACAATTAGCCAATGCAAGGTTTTTGTACTCGATGGCTGGTGTCGGAAACGGTCAAAAAACTGCAAAATATGCGCAATGGGCTAACAATCTTATTGGAGGTGGTCATCTTTCAAACATATACAACAATTCTAGAACTGGACTTCGTAATGCCTTGAAGGCTGAGTTTGCTATAGGAGACAAAACAAAACTACCCCTTGATTACTATGTAAGTAAATTTAACATGGATAGCAGTCTTTTCTCTGACGAAATGAGAGGCATGAAGTACACTGTTGATTCGTTTTTAGATTTTATTACTAAAAGCTCAGAATTATCTTTGGAGTTCTTTTTAGCTAACGCAGATAGAGCTGCAGCTAACTCTGCTTTTGAAGCACACTACATGCAAAGCAGGATAGACCAAGGAGCTATTATTCCTAAAGATGTTGGTGCTTGGTGGGCTAAAGAAAACGAAAACCCAAACACTGAAGCTATCGAGTACGCAGATAGAAGGATAGCGGAAACAATGAGGCAGACAGAGCCAACTTCTGAAGCTGAGTTTTATGATGTAAACGCAAGTGATAAGACTAAATTCGCCCAGAGAACTATTTTCCCTTGGGGTAAATTTATGTTAAATGCAAAAGCAAATTTTGCTAATCAATACGCTAGAATGATGGACCCGAATCTTCCAGAGGTACAAAAGGAAGAAGCCAGAAGAAGAATGCAGGGTATTGTTAATGAGATTGCTGTTTTTAATGGAATAAAACTAACAACAAACAACATTACTACAATGGGGTTGATTGGTGGTATAGTTTCGTTATTTGGGACAGATGAAGACGATATAAAGAGATATGAAGGTGGTATGACAAAACTCATATCCGATGCACTCTCTATAGAAGATGCTGATTACAAAGAAAGCTTATCAGATATGCCTAGGGCTCAGAGAGAAACTCTAGAGGGCTTCAGAAATTCTATGCGAGAATCAACAAGCGGTCTTGACAATACTTTATTGGAGATATATAAGCACTCTATGGAGTATGAGAATAAATATAAAATTTCAGAAAATTATAGTATTTTAGTACAAACAGGAATCGATATTCTTCAAAACATATCTTCTATTCCAGCGCCAGAGCCTTTGTATGATTTAGCATACATGGCAATGAATGAATTGTATGGAGATGAAATCATTCCAGAATATATTTCTGCGGACTTAGAAAGAATGGGCACAGATAGTGATGAGGTTGTTTTGCTTGTTAAAGAGAATTTAGGAATGTATGGTGTTGCTTTTGAGCAATTTGATAAATGGAGGAGGTCTAGAATACTTTACAAAGAAGGTGTTTTTAGAAAAGGCAAGGCTGGCGTCGGTAGTGGTGAGATAATTGAGTATATAGCAGCAGACACTCCAGCATTGCAAGAAAAATTAGACAAAACAATCAAGTTCATGTATCATGCGAGAACCATGAATCTTTTATTGCCTGGACCAAAAGGAGATATGAATAAGTTGTTGAATAAATTGGAGCGAGAAATTGAGAAAAACTTTACAAGGTCAGCTCCTTCTATAAAAGGGACAAATAACGCTTTCTTCAAGGCTTATTTAGACTTCAGAGTTAATCAGCAAGGAATAACAGTAGATAAATTAAAACTAGCCGATTGGTGGGAAAAAGAGCAGAAGAACATGAATGGAGCAGCTAGAAAACATGCATTAGAAAAAATAGAAGAGCTAAGAAAATCTCGACTATCTAACTAATAGTATTTTTCTTTTATAATATTTATAACCTCCTGACAGTCTTTTTGATTTCTAGGGACAAATAAGTCCGTTTCCCAACCTTTGAGCATTATATAACGCTTAAAAAGCTTCCAGACCATAGGAAAACGCTCATTTGGATTACCTTTGCATTCTATAATGTATCGTGGCGGGTTTTGTATGTCTACAAAGTCTGGAGTATATGTTATAGGTAGTATTTTCTTGTGACCTCTGTCGTGTAAGTATTTTTTGGTTGGTGTTTTTTCGTATGAAGAAAAGTTCGCTTCAAACCCGTCGATGATTGTGAACTTCTGCATCTCGTATCCAGCAGGTATCTTGTTCGCCTTTAGTAGTAGGTACATATGAGATTCCAACTTCGATTGAAACTGTATGCCGTCTATTTTTGTTTTTTTAGACCTAGTTATCTGTCTATTTGAACTACGCCTCCTCATCTACATCTTCTAGGTACATATATTCATCAAAATACATGTCGCTAAGCGTTTTAACGGCTTCTGGCACACCTTCTGCATAAACATTAAAGTTTGCATAGCTGACGGATTTTCCGTCGTCAAAAACCACAGGAACGTATTTCTTGATGTTATTTATGCCGTTCCAATACAAAACCTTGTTTAATTCCTGTTCTATTTGTGTTCTATTTTTTAAGTATTGCATAGCCATCTTGTTAGTTATATTAAATTCTTTGGACACAAGATATATGTAGTCGTCTTTCACGCTAGATATTTCAAGAACACCATTCTCGTACAAGCAAACATATATAAAGCAATCCTGTAAATATGACTCTAAATCTATGTTTTTTAGAGTGGACTTGACAAATAATACTTCTGCGTCACTCAGCTCTCTGTTTACGAAAATTTTCTTCTTAAAGTCCATAAACAAATTTAACGAAAAAACCCTCAGTATTTTTGGCAGTTCCTGAGGGTTTTTCTCTTATGAAAACAAATAACAAAGAATAGAAAACTAATGACAATAGTTGGCTAGGGTGTCAAAAAGAATCTTTGTTATGACAAAGATAACGAAAATTATCCAAAAGGATGGTCTCCGTTACCGAATTCAAAGTTTAAAGTTACCAACAAAAAGTGAAAACGCATTGTGCTATACGGCTGCTCATCGGATGGGTCAAAGAGTTCAAACCCTAAAACCATACCCTCGTGAGGCCATCTAAACGAAAAAGAAAGCATATACCAATCCATAACTAAAATATATGTGTTAATCTTGCTACTTGTCCGAACTTCGGGTGATGTAAAAACCCTTCTACCGCTTTCGGATTGTGTTGGTATCCATTTCTGTGATGCCAAGAATCTGTTCCAGAGGGACTTCGTAAACTCTCTACTGTAACCCCTGCGTAATCTTTTGCGTTCTTGTGATGAACGTGGTGTGTGTACACATATCTGTGTTTTGATTTACTCCACTCTTTATTAGCCTCAACAGCCATTAGTAGGGGTAAATCCTGGACTTTTGCTCCGTCTCCGTGAGTTGTACCTATAAGGTTTTGACCATAGCTAAAATACTTTCTGTGCTTTATACTAACGTCAAACGTAACGTTTTCGCACTTTCTAAACCAAGATGATATAACGTCTGCTAAAAAGAATCCGTTTGTGTAATCGTGATTTGATGGATTGTATGTTACATGAACATCAGCTACAGTCAGTAAACTTTCTATAACATCTACGTAAAGTTTTTTAGCATTCAAGAAGTTTTCATACCACATACCATCTGTATCCTGTGGAGTTCCACTTGTAGTCGTTCTCCTTGGCGTATCTATATGTAATATGTCGTTTCCTATAATCAATAGTATTCTTTCTATATTAAATCCCGAAGCCTTGCTCAGTATTCCTTTTATACCCTGCTTTACTCTTTTAACCGCTATCTGTTGGTTGTAGTCTTCACCTGTTTCAAAACTTGTAGCTAACTTTCCAATATGCACATCTGCTGGGTCTAAAACAAGTAGATGTGGGTTTGTTTGCTTTTGTCTTTCGATTGGATGATAAGACGGAGAGTGGTTGTCCATCTCCTCAATAATCCTTTTAGATATATCGTTGTATGATATTACATCAGGTCTTACCTTTACAGAGTACTCTTTGGTTTTATCCCAATACTCTTTTACAGATGAGAAGTCTATGCCTCTCTGCTTACAATACTCATAAACTCCGCTGTGTCTAATCTTGTTCAGCTCCATTTGTTGTTGCTGGTCAAGAAAACATCGGAACTTAGTTCTTCCTGGTTGTGGTTTTTTTGGTCGAATACCAAGGGCTTTGGCTTCGTCGTCTGTTAGATAAACTCGTTTCTTCATGGCTCCATTGATTTTTTAAGTTGTCGAAGGTCATAAATCAGGGAGTTCACAGTGTTCTTACAGTCTTCGAAATCGCCGTCAAAAATATATTCAAATGCATTGTTTAGTTTGTCGTGCATTCTGTCAAAAGTTGACGTTAAGTATTTTTGACGAGGTGTTGATTCCATTTTAGTCTTTATCCATGTAGTACAATAGCTTTTTGCCATCTGCAGAATCTATTTTTGATATAGCTCTGTATATAGCTCTTGATTTCTTTTTTACATCTTGCACCTGTGTCTTGGTTGAGTCTGACCCTAAGTTTGTATACATATTACAGTCATACTCAAGCAAAGCATCTATTTTTTTTTTGTCACTCCAGGTCTTATAACCTAGTACCTTTTCTATATAATTTGTTGTTTGTTCCATACTATAAAAACTGTTTTAGGTTTGGTTTGAAATATTCAGAGCCCTTCATTATTTTACCATCAGAGCGTCTGAGCACCTTACCATTTTCTAGTTTACTCATATTTGATTTATGCACCTCCTCAAACATATCGAATATAACAGTAGATAGTCCGTGTCTTATTATGATTCCGTATAATATATACATCATATCTACAACAGCATCGGCTATCTCTACCATATCTTCGTCTTGACAGGCAACTAAGTATTCGTTAAGCTCCTCAAGCATTAACTTGTAGTTTAACACGTACTCGTCCTTGTCAATTTTAGAAGGTGTTTTCCTTATTGGGATTTCATAAGTTTTGTTAAACTCAGAAACCATGTTTAGTTTTCTATCTTGTATAGTAAGTTCTTTTTCAATATACAACGTAGCGTCCATGAGTTCTTCTTGAAGATGTTTCAAGAAGTGGTCCTTCATGTTGTCAGCAAGAGTGGTGTTGTACTTCTCAACACCTTTAATACTCCTGTCTGTGTACTTGTTTTTTACTGATTCTACTATAGAGTCAAACATTTCCTAAACATTGATTTTAGTAAATGTATAAAAAAAAATTTAAATAGTCAAAATTTTGTTAAATTTTTTTCTAATATTTTCTAAATTGCTATGTTTTATAGTGTTTTCTTGAAGAAGGTGCACTAACTCATGTATGATTCCGTCATCTGCTAAACACTCATCGCTTGGTATTTCTTTTAGCCAACACACATACACAGCAAAGTGTAGTATATCTACTATGTTTGTTAAAAATTCTTCGTTAGTGTACCTTTGGTATGTACTAAAAGCATACTGTAATGACTTATGGTCATAAACAAACTCTCTATCGCCTACTTTGTATATTTCGGGCAAGGATTTCATATAATTCTATTATTTTATCTTGTAATTGTTTTTGTTGAGTCTTCCAATTGTATATCTCTTCCCCTTGTTTTTTTCTACCATCATAATCAACTTCTATTTTAAGATGGTTTAAATCGTAAGGTATTGGGTATACTTTTATGTTGTTTTGTAAGCATATACTCATACACTCTCCTATGTTTTCTAAAACCTGCATTTTTTGTTTTGCCATCTTTCGCCTAGATAGTTTAAAAAGTTTTTAAGAGAATAGGGCTCTCTTGTATTAACCCATTTGTATCTATGGTAGTATCCTGTCACATAACATCCATCTAACGGTATGTTTTGGTCTTGTGGGTAGATATCGTCATACTCTACTTTTAAAACAACACTGCGCTTTGTTCTCCATGACGAGCATATTCTTTCAAGTAGAAGTTTTTGACCGATTGGTATTTCGTATCCACGCTTTTTTACCTCTATCAAGATTAAAATATCATTATCAAACTCTAAAACAGCATCTATATCCGATGGATGTATGACGCCATTTTGTACCCCTGTAAAGTCTATTGCTCTTACAACCTCTTTACTGTTTCTAATCAAGCTCATTTACCAAATATATTTTGACGTTATCCCACTTTCCACCCTTCATATGATAATCGACTAAAAAATCTATGCGGTTTTTCCATCGTTTGTTCATTCTGTCCTCTACTGTCCAAATCCCATCCATCTCTCCTGCGCCTTCTACACACACCTTTGCTCCAAAAACAAAGCCTAGGGGTTCTAAATCCCTTGAAACAGCTATCCATCTATGTGAGCCAGGTGATTGTGAATTAATTCTTTTTAGCGATGCTGTTGTCAAGTAATCAGCATTACATTGTTTTGGGTCGGCATGATATATTGTTGCCGTAACCATGATAAAAGTTAAAATAAGTGTTTTCATATTTATATATTTATTTGTTCAAATTCTAAATCCAAACTTTTAGTTATTTCGTATGGATTGTTTTTTGTTGATATCCAATTTGTATTATCCCAAATTGGGTTTCCGTCTTTAAGTTCAGAGTATCTGCCATTGTTTACATTCCAACAGTAATCTACATGCGCTTGATTCTCCCCTAAGTTTGCAAATTTTACCTTTAAAACCTTTATTTTTACAGTCGCATTATCATAATCACGATGAACCAATATACCATGTGGACTCATATCATAAAACTCGCCTCCGCCTTTTACATCATAAAATGTTGGCTCAATAAGCTTTCCCTTATCGTTCTGAGGTTTAGTTGGATGTGCAACTAGTATGCAAACCACATCGTGTTTTTTACAGAATGTGTCTACTTTATTCAAGTATGCGTTTGTGTAGTCTGTTATACTCATGTTGAGGTTGTCCTTATCTCTTATCTTATTGTAAGGGTCAATAACCAAACATCTGATACCCATTCTTTTAACCAACTCCTCTCCCTTTTTAAGGACTCTATCTAAGTCAAACCCATCTTCGTAGTCAATGAAGAAAAAGTTTTTATTGATATGCTCAACGCAATCTTTCCAATCTTTATGCTTTGTGTCCTCGTATTTTGGTGTGCTACCATATAACTTTCGCACAAGTTTATCGACGTGTAGGTATTGTGGGTAATTTTCAGTAGAGGCATAAGCTGTTTTCCAGCCATACATCATGTTGTACCCTATTGTCATTTGGTCAACAAAATCTGACTTTCCACTCGAAGGAAAACCTGTAACGACTATAAATTGCTTTGTGTATGTTGAAAATATACCATCAAAACTACTCAACCCAATCTTGTACCCATTCTTTACTCCATTTTTATAGAATTCATCTAGGTCTGAAGCCATATCAGACACCCTAAGCACGTTTTCTATTGGACATGGTATTGCATCAAGCACAACTCTTTTCAAAGCCTCTTTTCCGTACTTAATTAAGTACTCGTTTGCGTCCTTACAGTCTTTGAGGTCACATAAAAACACTTTGTCTGAACCAAATCTTCTTATGAGTTCTTTTTTCCCGTTTTCTCCTGCCTCATCGTTATCTACACAAATGTATATCTCAGTTTTATCTTCAAAGTAGGAATAAAAATCTGTTAGGTAGTCTAGGTTTATTTGTCCCTTTGCTGTGAATCCATTAGGAACACTAACCACATAGTCAATACCCGCTTCAACAAATGACATCGCATCTATCTCCCCCTCTACTATAACGCATTTTTCTGAGTCTTTTAATGAATCTATATTGTAGAACGTCTTTTGAGCCCCTTTGTATAGCTTAAAATTCTTCTGTGCATCACGATACTTTATATTTGTTAGTATTCCATTGACAAAGTAGTTAAACATGATTACGTTTACCTCTTTACCAACTTGAGGCATAAACTCTACCCCTTGTGTCACGTTCATCTTACTCAGCGTCGCATCTGTAATACCCCTTCCTTTAAACCAATCAATAATTTTAATATGTAAAGATTTTTCTGTTTTATTTACATATGGCTTTGTATATGTATAGTTAGTTTGCGTTTCCTTTTCATATGTGTGAAGTTGTAAAACCTCTCCACAATGCTGACAAGTTCCTAGTCCACGTTCCCAATCAAGCATAAGGCATTTCTGAGATTTTTTCTTTCTACCCTCTGAACAAACAGGGCACGTAGATTTTTTTGCTCTTGTGTCTAGTTTGTATATGTTGTAGTCTTTTATCTTGTATCCATTAATTTCCATTGCTTATTATTTGAAATTCAAAACCAGGCTTATCGAAAAAGCTTTTGTCTTTTTCTAGTTCTTCAATAGAACCACTTTTTATTACTTGTCCTTTCCACTTCCATCTGTATGGACCATTGTCTTTTATTGTAACATTTTTGTTATACTTGAGCCAATTTACGAAGTGAGATTTGAAGTCTTTGATGTTAAACTTTACCTCGTCTGTCATAATTAGATGATTGTGAAAAGCAGTTAGTAGTTTTTCCAACGCATTTTTTGTGATTTGGTTTTGCATACATACAACCTCAGCCCATGACGAATCAGATAGACATTGTTTTAAAAACATATTATTTTTATTTTCTTGTTTTATTATGTTCTTATTTATGTCTGTCTTTTGCGTGTCGACTGCTTGTCTTTTGCGTGTCGCTTTAGCTTTTTTTCTTGGCTCCTCTACTTGATAACTCTCATAGTTACAGATAGTTATCTTTGTGTATTTGTTTGTCGTTTGCGTGTCGATTTCGCCTGTGTCTTTTAGTCTTTTTATAGCTGTTCTTACTTGACGTACAGGTATGTCTAGGTCAGATGAAATCCTTGACAGAGACGTTATATACTCGCCCCTGTTTACGGATTTACCCATAAACCTACAATTATCGTAACAAGCGTTTAATAGAAGATGTATAAATATATTTTTTGTATTGGAGTCTTTATACCACTCCCAATCCAATATCCTCCTGTGTAGTTTGATGTATCCCTTCATCTTTTGTTCGTTCTAGTTTTCTATTTAATTCTTCTTGGATTAAGTCTGCCGTCATCCCCAAGAACTCTTTGTTTTCAAGTAATATCGTTGTTATGTCTGAAAATTTTGTAATAAAATCTAAATCTTTCTCTGAATAAATTTGATGCACGATTATTCTTTTGTAGTTTGACATTTCATCAAACCAATATCTATCATAATCTACGTAGTATTTTATTTCATTTTCTAATTCATTTATTTTTCCTCTTAGATTTTTATCAACTGAAATCATATCACAAATTTTCCTATAGTTATGTAATACTGAAGCATGATTATGAGGTTTACTTCTACCCATGTATTGTGAAAATTTACCTATGTCTGCTAAGCTTAATCCTGTATATCGTTTTGCAAAGTAAAAGAACATAGACCTTAGGTCGATTATTTCTCTAACACGAGTATCAATAAACATAAAATCAATTGTTTTTTCGTGTTTGTCAGCTATGATTTTGGCGATAATTTTTAAGGTTTTGTATTTTCTATCTTCTGTCATAGTAAGTGTTTTAAAACCCGCCCCGAAGGGCGGGAAATTAGATTAAAATGGGAGGTCGTTCATTGGCTCTTGTGCTACATTTTTTGAAGCAATAGTTTCAAATGGCTCGTTTCCTCCGTTTTGGTCTTCCTTTTGCCCTTTTACGACTTTTCCGTCTGTCCAAATAACAGAGCCGTTACCTAAGTAGTGTTTTGGCTTGTTAGCTGCACGTTCATCTTGGTCTTGAGCAATTGTGATAGATACGTTTTTTCCGTATCGTGACTCGTCATTTACAGAGATAGTGATAGGAATATAACTATCCTTTTCTCCTTTAATGATTTTGTTTTGGTCAATCTTCTTCAACTCTGAAGTTTTGATTGATGCATTGATAAGTGTTGACATATGATTATGAATTAAAAATTAAAAAAAAAATTATTATTAAAAAAATATTAATGGATAGTCTCTCTATCCTTTCTTCTATATTATATTTCGCCATAGACTGTAAAATTATTTAGTTCTTTTGTCTTATTAACGAAATAGTCTAGGTAGTTTTGCTCTGCTTTACGCACTTTCTCTCTACCATTTTCGTATGCTTCATCAGTAGTTTCAAATATACCCACACAACCTGTGCCTTTGTCTACGACCAGAAAAACCATTGGTTTCTGGAAAAGTCTTGAGTATATAAACGCTTGGCTATCATAATTATATGCCTTGCTACTATACTTGAAGCCTCCGATGTTACTTGATGTTTTGATGTCAATGATTGCTTCATCTGTTACGATATCAGCTTTACATTTCCACGTCACATCGCCGCTATCCATTGTTCCCAAATTGGGAACTTCGAATTTATTAGACTTGTTTTCTAGTATGGTTTTAAACTCTATATTGCCGAAAGCTTTGTCTACTAACGAGCATAGTTCATCCCATTCTTTCTTTAGAAATATAAGACCACCCGCTTCTTCTTCAGCGTCTTTGTATTTGTTTGTTCGCCTTGTTGAAGCGTCTACAAACTTGTCGTGTTGCGTTTCTCCAAACATTACAAGTTCATGAAACGCCCTCCCATACATAAGGTTTATGCTATCCTCACGTGATTTATTATACCCCGCAGGGTTGTTGATTAGCGTACCTATGTCAGAGTTAGAAAGAAACTGCTTTCCATACTCTCCGTAGTAGTGTTCGTCACTTGATAACTTAGCAAGTATTTCTTGTTTTTTTACTTCTTCCATGACGCATCCTTTCTTTTAAAGTCTTCGCTTTCATCTTCTCCAAACACCCCTAGTTCGTAAAAACCTGTGAGTTTGAGTACGGCTCTTGACATCGCACGTTTTTCTGCCATTTCCATGACGTACCACGTATTGCAATTTCCGTCTCTATGGCTTGTGCCTTTGAGTGCTGAGCCAAACGTCTGAATAGTGTTGCCACTCGCATCTGCATTGGCTTTGATAACGCAAAAGTTAGTTTCGCATTTGATTACATCATAGGTGATTGTGATTTTCTCACTCGCTTGGATTTTGTCAATCCCGCTTCTAGTGATGATAATGTAGTGTTGATGTTTAAAGACATCGTCTTTGCTGAGGTCATACTTCTTGTACAACGCAGCGAGTTTCTCAGTTTTCATAAGATTACATTTAATTTAATTATTAACAAATTTACGTTAATTTTTGTTGATATCCAAGAATTCACGTAATGTTTTTATTTCTTGCATGGCAATTTTGTAGTGATACTCTTTTTCTTTTTCATTTCCTTTAGCAATTCCTAGTTGCATCGCATACCTATTGTTTTTAATTCGTTCGATGCTATTGCTTAAAAATACAAAGTCACAAAAGTCATCTACACTCATAGAGTCTAGTGCCTTTAATTCTGTGGTTGATAGAGGTCTATAAACGTCTGTGCTATTATCAAACACATCTACCTCGTCAAAGTATTTTTGAACAAGTAGTCGCCTATAGATTATCACGTCTATATTGTCATCAGATATTCTTCTTACAGGTTTGTCGCCTTTATGCTTCTCGTGGAAGTCCTGCATTCTTTTAAGTGTTTTGAGTTGCAAGTCTTTCTTTGTCATTTTCAAACCATTCTTTAATTTGTGTTAAACCTTTTTCTCCTATATATTCAATAACATCTGCAGATAACATTTTTAAGAAATCAAATATTGTAGAGTTATCGTCCATAAATTGACTTTGGTAGTCGTAAAACTCTGCAAGTCCCATGTGTTCTAAGTCCATGCGTTGTGCTGAGCAGTTCCATAGTTCCTTTTCTAGTCCTTTGTTCCATGTGGCACGTCCAGCAAAGTCCATTCCGTACTCTTGCCATTCTGCATACACTTTCACATTAAACTTTTTTGATATGTCTTTAAGTAATTTTAGAGGAGGACTCCACGCAGTATCTCCTTGTACTATGAGTTCTGTATCTGACTCTCTGTTCCAGTCAAAATCCCACCACTTTGTTCCATACTCGTAGTAAAAGTCAAACTCTTGCCCCTCGTAGTTACGTTTCTTATTAAAAAACGCATCGCCAAACTCAGTAAACCACTTTGTGTTGTCGTAGTTTTTAAAGTGTTTTTGTATTGTGTTTATTCTTTTTTTGTCGCCTGTGATTGCGACATAGTTCCAACAATTATTAGCCATTTATTAGTGATTTTAATTTTAAAATTTTCTCATTACTTGTTTCCACTAGAAACCCAACATATTCTATATCGTCATTGATACCCCATTTTTTTAGGTCGTCATGCACCATACGTAAAAAGTTATTTGTTTCTATCGTTAGTTCTAGAAGTTCTGTTAATTCCCTTCTTAACGCTTCATTTTCTTGCTTTAAATAGTCCATGATTCATTGATTGTTTGATGTACCTTTTTCATATGCTCAAATGAATACCATTTGAACTCCTCCATACACCATTTGCATTGGTCCTGGTCTATTGCGTCGTTGTATTTTACTTTGTCAACCCACTCGTCGCATGTTTGACAATGTTGTTTACTTTTTTTCATTCTGTTAGTTCTTTTATTTTTTGTACCAATTCATACGGATTTAGATGTCCGTTATCAAAGTCCCATATCAAATCGTTAATTTGTTCCTTTAATTGTGCTTGTTGTTTACTTTCTGCCATAGTTTTCTATTTTAGTGGGACTTTCGTCCAAGTGTTTTGTTTTTTATACTTTGTTATCGTGCTTTCTAGTTGCTCTATGTATTGCATAAAAGCCTCTATGTAGTACACGTCATCTGTTTTCAGTTCTTCGAGCCTATACCCGTTGAAATAGTTAAATCCGTCATCTACCCTATCGATTAAGGTAGATTTTTGCGAGTTGTTTCCTGCCATTTTTATTAAATTTAATTGTTTTCAAATGTCTATATTCGGGTGCGATATAGTTGTTTTTAAATGTAAAATCGTTTACAATTTTCATCTCGTGTTTATTAAGCGAATTCCATTGTTTGTATGTCGGATAATAAAACTTTGTTTGCTCTGTTCTTATGAGTGTCGCACATGATGTCATTGTTAAAAACAACAACATTAGCACAACCCCAACCATAGAATAGAATGTTATTCGATATGTGCTTTCTTTTTTCATAACCTTTTGTTTTTTCTAAAGTGTTGTATTGTGTAATTTACTAGTTCGATGATTTCTTCTGAAAAGAATTCAGCGTTTACTTTTTCCATAGTCGCTATTGTTTCAGCATCTTTGATACCAAAAGCTGCAGCCTCCATGTTTGTTAGCTTTCGTGCAAACTTATCTATTGTTCCATAAGTTTTTTGAAATACCCTGTCGTTTGCCTTGTCTTGTAACAAGTCTGAGTGTAGATAATCTTTTGTCATTTGATTTAATTTTTAACTAATTTACGATTTATTTTGTTAATAACCTAACTTTATCAACATTTTTTTAATTATTTTTCATTCGCATTTCGCAGTCGCATTTCGCAGTCGCATGGTTCAGTCGCATCTTGCAGTCGCATAGTCGGTCGCATCGCCGTGATTGTGAACATTATTTTTTTTACAAAAAAAAGCAAAACGGGACTAATGTCCCGAATCGCCTCTACATGAAAGAAATATAAATAACATTAGTAAAAACCATATTATATAATGGAATAATGAAATTACAAATTCTCTTACTTTGATTAATATATATTTTATTTTATTCATTTTCTACAAAGTTTTCATATTCTGTTTCATTGATTACTTCATTTTCAAGCAATTCTTGTAATGTTATATCTATGTGACAAGTAATATTACGATTTTCAAGCTGTATTATTTGTGATGCATTTGTACTAATAAATCCGTGTATAGGACATTCATCATAATTTGCTAAGTATTCTTGTTGATATTCTGACCAAACAACCTCATCGTAATAATAATATTGCTCATCTTCATCTACATATTTGAAGTCATCGCTGTCGTCCCAAGCATAATCAGTTCCTTCGTATATTGATATGGAACGTTCGTAGATAATATCTTCACCGTGATGTTCGCTATAAACTGTATCTTCTGTGTGGTAGTAATCACCAAATCTTTCTATGTATACTGCATCATCTTCGTGAACTCTATCTCCGTTGTGAAGTGTTATATAATTATCGCCGCTTGGTCCACCATCTGTTGATTCAAGACAATAATCTCCTGAATGAGAGTTTAAGCATATTTCATTTTCGTCTGTTATATCTTCGCTGTATTTGAGTGTGTCCATATATGGATAGTAATCAAATCCACCTTTGTTTAGTTTGATTGTGATTACTTGGTCTACAGCTTCGCCTGTTGGTGATACTATAGCTGTGTTGCTATAACTTTGTTCATACTTAGTATATGCACCAAGTTTTTTAGCGTATGCTTTGATAGCTTCTATTGTCATTTGTGTTCCATATATTCTGTCACAAAATAGTCCATGACTGTCTGTTAGCCATAGTATAGCCCTTCCAATAAGCATATTTTCATTGTCAAGCGCTATAATCATTTTTACTTTGTCATCGTTTTCTGTATATATATCAAAGTATTTGCTACAACTATTATGTCTCATGCATGAATTACCTAGTGATTCTGTATTGTATGTTGCGTAATTTCTACCATCATACCAATCACGTATACTACTGCCGCTAACAACTTTTATATTCCCTGTAAATGTATACATACCTTTTAGTTTGTTAGCAAAAAATTCAATTACATTGTCAGGTATTTTTATGCTCTGATGTTCAAATATTTTACGTAAACCTTTACCAAATTTTATTTCACTTCGATACTTATTGTCAGCTAACCATTTTTCTCTATCTTCTGTAGTTGCTGTCATTCTTCCTTTTGGTGTATATGTCATAGCACCTTTACTGTTGATTGTGAAATGTCTATCGTGTTTGTCGTTGACAGCTTTTTTGTATATAGAATTACAAGCAATTTGCCATAAGTGTTTATCATCTCTTTGCATATTATCTGCAAAGTTTATTAGAGTACCAGCAAGACTGTTTGATACAACTTTGTTTGTTATATTATTATCGTTTCTTGCTGATACACTAATATCGTACTTTTCTAAAAGCTTATTATTATCTAACCAATGCGACATGTACATACCATATCCATCACGTTTGTATTTTTGAATATGAATTATACCATCTTTTTTCATGTTTACTATTAGTCTTTTATAACCAAAGCTTGTCATGTTGAAGTTATCTCTAATAGCATATTCAAAGTCACTACTGTCGTATGTGCCTTGCATATGATTTCTTGGAACTGACCCGTTATATTTTTGCATGAATGCTACAAGGTCATCTGTTTTTACGTGATATCTAAAGACCATTGTTTAATAATTTAGGTTCAACATCTTTTTTGAATGCTTCTTTGTTAAAGCTTGCATCATACAATAATGTATCTGCTTGTATAAATTCTTCGTCTGTGATTGTGGACATATATTCAGCATCAATGTTAACTTCTTTGTCATTGATATCTACATATGTGTGACATGCTAAGCAAAAGAATTCTTGTTCATAATCGTCATACCAAACTTCATTAGCATCACAACATGGACATTTTGCAGTTGTTTTGAAAGAGTCTGCATATGTGTTATGTAATGCTTCGTTTTTAGGTTTGAATTTTGGTTCGTAGTCCCAGTCATCATAGTAGTGGTATCCATAGCTACTACCTGCATATGCATTGTATCCACCATATCCAACACCATATGTTGTTCTTTTATCTAAATCCATTTCATATCTTTTGTTGGCAGTTGCTTGCAGTATTTCAAAACACATTTGTTTTGTTGATTCTACTTCTGATATGATAATGTATTCGTTATCAGAATGTGGGTCGTAGTAACCACAAGACATGTTCGCTACTTGTACAGGATTGTTGTCTGCAATTTCACCAACATCTGTAATACCACCAATACATTTTTTACGTTTGTATTTGTCAAGAATGTAGTCAATGTCATTGTGAAGTGTTTCGTCTGAGAGTTTTGTTCCGCTGATACTTGTTACAAAGTCATTGTATCCACGTCTGTCACATTCTAAGACAATAGTACTGTCATTGAAGAATGTAAAGTCTGCTTTGCTCGAACCTACACAACCAACTTCTTCGTCCAGAAAGAATACTGCCTTGAAGTCATCAAATTGTTTTAATAGTTCAAGAGTTATATATACACCGACTTTATCGTCACCACCAATACCATAACGTTTCATAGTTTTAGTATCAATAGCAAGTAGTACGTCATCAAGTTGAACAACTTGTACGTCATTGTTGATGTTATGAACTGTATCAATATGACATACCATTGTAGGATATAAGTCAGCGTCACCTTTGGTCACATAGATATTACCATATTTGTCTGTGGTATGACCAAGGTTTTGTTTTGCAAGTTCTTTTTTAATGAATCTTTGCATACGTTGTGTTTCATATGAATGTGTTTGTACATTCATAACTCTAATGAGATTTTGATTTACTTTCATGTGATTGTGAATTATGGGGGCCGAAGCCCCCGTTAGATTAAACTTTGATTTTGTTATTTGCAACAAGAGTGTTGTACATAAGTAAAGCACCTTCATATGCAGTTAACGTTTTGCCTTGACGTTCTGTAATATCAAAAGCTTGACGATAGTCATCTGCTTTGAATATTGTTGTTACAGGTTGAAGATAAGTCGGCGGTTTTGTGCCATTAAACAATGTCATTGCTTGTTTCCAAGCATCTCTATTGTTATTGATGTCACGTGCTGATATATCATTTTTGATACGATTGAACACGCTTTTGTCACTACGAACAACTTTGTTCTTTTTGACTTTTTTGACCGCAGTTTTGATACCTTGCGATACTGATGAACCAGTAATACCAAGAGCATTACCGATTTGGTTGACAGACGACCCATTAAGGAAGTCATTGATTAACTCTGTTCTCATAAGAATTAAGATTTAAAAATTAATAAATAAAAATTGATAACTACGGCTGTGAATACAGCCCAAGTAAATAATATTACAGGTGATAATACCAGTAATGCTGTCCAACTCATTGTTGAGTATATTTGTAAAGACGCACCGAATATGCATATTATTGTAAACATCGCTAACGGTGCAACTATATATTTTTCAGCCTTAGTTAGCTTTGGCTGTGTTTTCGAATCTGCAACGGTGATTGTGATACGACCATTACGTTTTTTTTGTATCGTTTTGATACCTGTCGGAAGTGTTTTATGAATTGTTTTCATCCTATTTCGAATTGTATATTTTCAACTTGAGTTAATATTTCTAATAGTAAATCGTGAGTAAAGTCAATGTGTTGACCGTCACGTGTTGTGAATAATCTGAATACATCTTCAGTTATTTCTGCTCTGTAAACATCACCTGCATCGTCATGAACTTTCATTGTTTGAAACAATATTGTTCCATCATCTGCTATGTGATTTTTGATTTTAGATAATTGATTGAATTTTAACATAATATATAATTTAGTAGCCCGTGAAGGAATCGAACCTCCATTTACACCGTGAAAGGGTGGCGTCCTGACCATTAGACGAACGGGCCGTATGCGATAGATTATACTACCGCAAGTAATTCATCGATATGAGCTTCAACATCTACTGTGTTTTCTTCTGTGTATCTTTGTTGTAACACCCACTTTTCTACATTTGCTGAGGTCACATTTTCATCAGTTGATTTGATGTCAGTATACATCTTAGGTAATACAGCTTCATTGATGTATAGATTGTTTTTTAGCATTACGTCATTTACGATGAATGCACGTTCAGTTTCCATTTTGATTGTGAACGTAACGGGAATTGGAATTTCTAAAGTCATAATATTAGATTTAATTAATAAAAATTTTATAAAACAAGACACGAAGTGTCTGATTATTCAAAGGGTTGAAACTATTAAAACAACCCATATATTAGCAATGAACAATAGTTTTTTTATATTATGAATAATTCATAAAGAATAGGCTCGAAGAGCAAAAAAGGGGGCAAAGCCCCCCACTCTTAAGAGTAAGAGGCATACTCAGGATTGTCAAGCTCCCATTGAGTAAGAGCATCAACCTGCTCAAAGTTCATTGTATCACGAGTGATATAGTCAAACTGTTGATTGACATGTGATTGATATGAAGTTTCTTCTGCAACTCCATAGAACATATCGTCATTGTCAAAGATTTCTTCTTCAACGATACGTGTAGTGTATCGTTCTTCGAAGTTCTTGATTAACCAAGTAGGTACATAGATGACATACCTGTCTTTGATTTGATAGTAATCAGTTACCTTGCCATCGACAAGCCTTGATTTGATTCGTGATACGTTACGTTCATCGTATCTGTCAATAAGCATTGCCTCTGAGACTCTGCTTATCGGAAACTCTACAAGTGATTGCGAATCGTATTCCCATTCTATCGTCTGACGTGAGGCAGACTTCTTGACTTTAGTCAAGCCTTTGACTTCGAGGATTGCACCGTGTTCGTTGACTGCACCTTGGTCAGTCATAAGAACCGAATCCTTGAAGTTGAAACGATAGTACTTACCAGGAATGATAAGTTGATTGTGAATTCCACGCTCAGCGTTCGTGTAGCGAAACTCGTATTTAGAGTTAGTTGACCACGAAGTTGGTATCCATTTGTCTTTGTAGATACGCTTGCCGTCAAGTGACGTGATGTTCGTAAGGTACATTGCCTTGCGTGATTTGCTACCGATGATTGAAGCGATAACTGGAACTGATTTGTAAGATGAATTTTTCATAATAAATAAAATTAAATTAGATATGTACGTGTCTCTCACGCACACTTTAACGTCTTTGTAATGTCAAGGAAAGCGATAGCTTTCCGTAGATAATATTGCATTAGTCAAGACCGACTGTCTGATTGTGAGGTACGAGCAATCTGACGGAGCGCTGGCGAGGCTTCGGAGAGTGTTCCTCTTCGAAGACTGTCTTTACTTATACAATATTACGAGAGCTTTGCTCGATGCATTTGATTGCATAGACGTGTGTGTGAGAGCCCTGAGCAACTTTTGTTTTTTTTTCTAAGGAGCGGGAGCGCGAGCTTTACGGAGTTTACGAAGTAAAGGTTGTGGCGAACACGGAAATATTAAATAAAAAAACAATACGAATAGCGTATCGAGTCAACTTGTTGACCCGAAAGCGCAGTTGCGGTCATTGGAGTTACCTGCTCGAGCTACGACTCGAGCCTTGGCGTAACTGCAAGCAACTTGTTGCGCTGAAGTAGATGTCAACACCTTGACGATGACAAGCAAAGCTTGGCAACGAATTTACCAGTAGTATATATATAGAGTCAATTATAGAGTGAGTGGTAACGAAACGTTTATGATTGCGTAAGGGATAGGTGTGGTTATCGAATGATTGTGAATGAGAGAGAATAATCTTTAGGGGGTGGGGGTATAAGGGGTGTGCTAAAGGATACCGTAGGTATCCGCCAAAGCGAGTGAGGCGAAGCCGAGCGAGCGTACAATAGAGTTAGTTGTAAAATAGAGTAGTGTCAGAAAAAGCTAAAAGTTTTAATAGTAAATAAAAAATAACTATACCCCGTGGGTTAACAGAAAACGTTTTATAATAGTGTGTGGTGTGTATAAAAGTACTGTTACCCAAAACCTAAATACATCTGTGGCGTTTTTTTGAAAAAAGCTATTACACTAAATAATGGTCAGTATTAATTTACAGAAATGCGCCACGTTTAGACTATATATCATATGTGGTGCAGTTTTTATTAAATAATCTTTTTACATTTTTACGCCACATTGTTTTTTTTCGTATCTTTACGGTATGAAAAGAGATTATTCAAAACTAATAGCATGGTCAATAATTGCACTTATAACAGTAGCAATTTGGACAACTGCATACAGTCTGTTGTATGAGATATTGTAATAAATGCTTAAAGAACAAAAATGACGACAAGTTCAAGCACAAAGGAAAGCTAACTTGTAAGAAGTGTGAGTATCGTGTCAAACAAAGATTACTAAGATGGATGGTTGAGGACAGGAAAATGTCTGTTCAGGAGAAACTATCATCACGCATCGGATATCTTGGCGCTGGATTACTCATCTCAGCACAATGGACTATCGAACCTGTGCTTTACGTACTAGGGTTTATATGTGTTATAGTTCAGGTAAGTTACAGAAAACAATGGAACCTTGTTGCTTTAAACCTCAACGGGTTAGTTGCTTGGATAACTCATTTCTTAAAAGGATAATATGTGGGTAACTAACTATAGTATAAATGTCACGACTAATAACACGTCTGTGTCAGGAAATTATTTCACTCAAACAACGACCTGGGACGAAGCTTTTAATACAAAAACTTCAGCAGAAAGTCGATGAAATTGAGCGACAAGCAAGCGACAAGCAAGCGACAAACAAGACATCCTGACAGTCAGGCACTTACGGTACAAATTTTGACCTTATAAAAAAATAAGGGCTAAAAACGACATGCCTATATAAAAAGAAGAGAAGAAAAGAATAAAAATTTAATTAAATCTAAATATTATGATAGAAAAAGAGATAGTTTTTGGCGTTGATGGGCGTGAAAAGCTTAAAAAAGGAGTAGACATCCTGGCTGATGCCGTTTCTTCCACACTTGGAGCATCAGGAAAGACAGTAATTATCGAAGACCAGTTCGGAAACCCCCATATTACTAAAGATGGGGTTACAGTAGCCAATAGTATACTACTATCGGACCCCGTAGAGAACTTAGGATGCAGTATTTTGAAGCAAGCAAGCCAAAAAACAGCCACCGAAGCTGGTGATGGCACTACCACATCTTGTGTTTTAGCTGCGAAACTCATAGATGAGTGTTTTAAGAACATTTCAGACATAGAAAACGTTACACAAGCCAAATCAGGCATCGAAGCAGCGGCAAAAGACATCGTCAAAGAGCTTGAAAAGCTAAAAGTAGAGGTAACTGACGAAAAATTACTTGAAGTTGCTAAGATTTCAGCCAACGGAGACGAGTATATTGGTAAAATGATATCAGATGCTTACATAAAAGTAGGGAAAGACGGTGTTGTAACTATGGACGAGTCCACCACAGGCGAGGATTATACCGAAATAACTAATGGAACCAAGATAAAACGTGGGTATGGGACGCCATTTAGCGTAAATAACCTTAGAAACAAGTCAGTGGAGTACCAAAACCCACTAATTGTGATAAGCGACATGAAAATTGACATGCACGAAAGGCTACATTTCGCTTTTGAGCAGTCTATCAAGCAAAAACGCCCACTTCTAATTATTTCTGACCTCGACGATAGAGTTAAGTTGTTTATAGCACAGAATATCAATAAGAAGAATCTTACAGCTAATTTTATATCACCTGAAGGTATCGGTATAAAAAAGTTTGAACTTTTGGAAGATTTGTGTCTTATGACAGGAGCCAAGATGATTTCAGAGATGTCTGGAGATTCTAAACAGAATATCGACGAATCTTATTTAGGAACATGTCGCCAAATGATTTCTAACTCATCTGAAACTGTTTTAGTGTTTGACGAGCAGGAAAACCCAAAGAAGACTGAGGTTATCGAGTGGCTCAACAACGAGATTCGATTAACGAAGAATAAATCCGATAAATGGCACTTACAAGATAGATTATCAAAGTTAGCTGGAGGAGTTGCAACTATAAAGCTTGCAGGAAACTCTGAAGTAGAGTTAAAGGAGAAAAAAGATAGAGTGGATGACTCCATCCACGCAACTAAGGCTGCCTTAGAAGAAGGAATAGTTGCTGGTGGTGGAATTGCGCTAATTGATGCGGCTAGAAAAATATCGCAAAAACCCCCTCGAAGCAATAATTCATTTAACTTAGGGTACAAAATGATGGTTTCCGTGCTGTCTAGTCCTTGGAATAAGATTATGTCAAATGCAATGGACGTAATTGACGAGGATATAATTAAAACTATGGAAAACAAACGTAAGAACTACGGTTTTGACGTAAAAACAAAAAAATACGGGAACATGTTTAAAATGGGAATAGTAGACCCATTCAAGGTTACAAAGAATGCAGTTCTTAATTCTGCGTCTGTTGCCTCTACCATACTAACAACATCATGTGTAATTTCAAACAAAAGAGCAAAAAGAGATGAAAGCAGTAGGTAGTTTTATAATCGTAAGAGACGAGGAAGTCGTTCAAAAGAACGAACTAGGCCTTATAATGACTGAAAAATCAGATAACAACATACGTTACGTAATTGGAGAGGTTGTAACTGTCGGAGACGACGTAAAAGAAGTTTTTCCTGGACAATTCGTTTACTTTGATAAAATCTCTGGCTCTGAACTTAGGCTAAAAGGAGAAAAATTCAAAGCAATACGTGAGAGAGACGTAGTTGTTACTATGGACGATGTTGATTCCGCTATTTGATTACGACAAGCATCGTATTATAATGCAGACACCTTTTCGGTTTAAGGGTAAGGATTACCTTTATTTTCCCGACGGGTGTAAGTTTTACTCTCTTTACAGGACAACTAGGAAGATAAACTCCTTTTCAGAGCTGGAGTATATCGCAGAGAAGTTTATTCACCTCAACCCAGAATTCGATATTAGTCTGATGAAGAAACTATTTGTTGACTTATCAGATAGAGATACAGGGCACATTATACGAACTTATAGTTCGGACAGGGTTGAAGCTATGATTGAAAAGGTTTTCGAAAAGAAAACAAACCCATACTGTCCTAGACTAAGGAAAATTATATTCAATCCATCAAAAATGATAGATAAGAAGGAAAAGATGCGTATAGTAGCTTCTATCATTCATACCAAGAAAAAGCCAACGGAATCAGAGATTGATGCTGTTGTAGAAGAGCTTTGGCTGAATAAAGAAAAAATAACCATGAGCAAGGTTGCTGAAAAGCTAAACACATCAAGATACCTTACAGGCTGGTATTTTCAAGGAGATAGGAAGAAAGCTATCGAGAATGCTAACAAAGAAATAAAAGAAACAAACCTCATCAGTAGAGCTATAGAGGCTATAGATATCCTGACAGACAAAGGCAACAAGCTTAAAATGAGGGAACTCAAGAAAATAACGTCAATTAGAAACTACAAACTTCTCAAAAATGCGGTTATGCATTATCAAAACCAGATTTAGCTCTGTTCATCTTTTCGATAACCTTCTTGTAAATCTTATCTGTGTAAGTTTGTTTTTTAAATATTGGGTTAGACCTAGGTTCTTCAGAAATCGGCTCCTCTCTTAAAAGCTTTTTGTAGGTAAGAGAGCAAATAGTCTTAGACCTGTGAGATAGCTCCCATAGTTTAGCTCTTCCATACTTCTCTCCTCCAGGCCTCCACTCCTTGATTAATCCCTTGTTAACCATATCGAAGAAGCGTTTCTTATCCCAAGACATTGTATTTCCGTAGTAATTAAAATCTTCTTTTCTGAAGTAAGGCATGTCATAGAGATATAGTAGCATATCAAGCTCCATAGCACTAAGCTCATACTTTCGCTTGATGTAATATTGCACCACTCTAAGATATTTTAGGAAGTTGTGCTCACGCTCTCTGTGTTGTTTTTTGATGGTTTTATGTGAGCCTCTTTTGTATGTTTTAATCATCTATTGGATTGGATTTATAGCAAAAATACGAAAAACATTTTTTGGTATCTTTGCTGTATTACAATCTAGCTATGGCAAGAGAGAAGAAAAAACGAAAAGGTAATAAGATTTGCGCATCGGGTATAGCTTGGGCAAAAAGAACTTTTGACACATACCCATCAGCATATGCAAACATGGCGGCAAGCAAGTATTGTAAAGACCCTAACTACGCTAAAAACGATAAAAAGAAATAATTATGCCATACGGAGGAAAAATTAAGTACACGCTTAAGTCAAAGAAGAAAAAGAAAACAGCCGCTAAGAAAAAGGCTAAAAAGAAATAATTATGCCAGATTACGAAAAATACGGATTCAAAAACACTGTGGTTGACAAATTGCTTAATAAACCAATTTTTGGTGCTAATACTAATGAGGGTGGAACTAACAGAGATTTAGAGCAAGAAGCTAAATTAAAAGAGCTTGCTAAAAATTTAAATGTTCCTGTAGAACAAACAAGAACAAATCTTGGAGAAAATTCAGCTATTACTTATGTTGCTGGAGCAGTTGGTGGTGGAGTTAAAGCTTTAATAAAGGCAGCTGGAAAGAAATTAGCTAAAAAGGGAGCAATAAAAGGAGCATCAAGCTTAACAGAGTAATGGGTGAACTTAAAAAATGGCGTGAAGAAAAATGGGTGAGAATAGGGACCGACGGCTCTATCCTTGGGGCGTGTGGAACGAGCAAGGACAAGAAGAATCCAGACAGATGTCTTCCACTAAAGAAAGCGAAAAGCATGAGCAAATCCGAAAGAGCTGCAACTGCAAGAAAAAAGAAAAGGGAGGGCAGAAAAGGAAAAACTGTTGTTTCGAACACGAAAGCAGGAAAAGTGACTAAGAAGTTCACAAAAAGATAAAGCTATGGCAGAGCTTAGTGAAAATACAAAGTTTAACGTAAATGTTAAAACTATAGTTGCTATTTGTACAGGATTATTGTCGATAGCAGCCGTTTATTTTACGTTGATTGCTGAAATTCAGCAGATGAATATAAATCTGATGAGAATGGAAGCTGAACTTGAAATGAACTCTGAGTTTAGGGTTAAGTGGCCAAGGGGAGAGCTAGGTTCTTTGCCTGATGACGCTGAACAAAACATGAGATTAATATATTTAGAAAAATATCAAGAAAAAGCAGTCGAAGATATCGACGTTTTAAAATTAAAAGTAAAAGAGCTGGAAAGCTGCATGAACGAATAATATGGCAAACATAAGTTTATATCAATTAGACACAGCAATAGACGGTTTAGATAAGGTTATAGGAACTGACGGAACTATAGGCGAAGACCAGGGTAAAACCAAGAACTTTACGGTATCTGCTCTTGGAGCACATATACTACATACTAGTACACTTACTGGAGGAACTAATGTGAATGGAAATTTAACTGTCCAACAAGACCAGGCTGACGCCACACTTACTTTAATTTCAGACACAAGTAATACAGACTTAACAGGAGAGCAATACAATCCGCAAATACACTTTATACAAGACGGAGGAGCTCAGAATGCTGCTATCGGATTTAATATTATAGACGATACTGCTGGAGGGACTTTGGCGGGAACTGGAAATAGGTTTTGGATTGTAAACGCTATGGATGACGACCTTGGTTCAGGAGGTATAACTTTCGGTACAATTAACCAAGATGGATGGGAAAACGCTGTTGCTAGGTTTATGATTCGTGGCGATGGTAAAGGGTTGTTTGGTCATCCAAATGCCAACTATTCAGGTAGCTTCGACTCGATGTTTGAGGTTTATGACGACAGAACAGAGAACAGCACTACTGACATGTCTTTTGTTGTTCAAGGCGTTGTAGATACAACAGAACCTTATACTCCAGTTGGAGCAGGAGGAATAGAGGCTAGGTTGAAGGCAACTGATTCAGGCACTACAACAGAGCACGGAATAGCTATTGTTCCTGGAACTAACAGCTCTGACATAATGACTTCGGAGCCATTAGCGTTCTATGTTAATTCAGATATGAACACGCATAGTGCTACAGGATTTGTTGGAAATGTGGGGAGCAACGGAAAATGGAATATAAGCGACACTTATTCTGCCACACCTCCATCTGAATTATCAGTTAAGGGAGATGTGGAAGTTACAGAAAGTGCTAACGGAGTGATATTAAAATCACCAAACGGAACAAGATATAGAATCACAGTAGATGATTCAGGTAATTTAACAACAACAGCATTATAAGATGGCGGATAAAAGTAAAATGGCGTGTAACAAGCCAAGACCTTCTGACAGAGCTGGAAAGAAAAAAATGGTCAAAGCCTGCCAAGATGGAAAGGAGAAACTAATTCATTTTGGTGCGAAAGGATATGGACACAACTACTCAGCTGCTGCTAGAAAGTCATTCAAAGCACGTCATAAATGTTCAAGTGCCACAAATAAGCTAACTGCTCGTTATTGGGCGTGTAAGCATTTATGGGCAGGTAAAGGCGGAAGCACCCAGTCTTCCCCAAAATCAAAAAGAGGTAAATACTAAAAACATATAATTATGCCACCAGGAGATAAAAAGAAAAAAATAACAAATCAACAGGCAAGCTCTACTATTTCAAGAAGACTGTCTAATATTGGAACTACATTCACAAAGAGTAGCACAAAAAAATATCCTTATTTAGGTAGTCAGTTTCAATTTGAATCTAAAGTTTTCAATCCAATGAAAACCCAAGGGCCAACACAAAGAGGTTATAAATACTCTGTAAACGACGGTACAAACACTTCAAGAGTCGGCTCTCAAACGCATTACAATGAGGCTAAGTACAAACAAGACCAAAGTCTTAAAAATTATTTTGGAGGAAACAGAGCTCAAAGAAAATCTGCAGAAAAAGGAGCTAGAAGAGCAGCTTCCATTTCTTCTGATTTACATAAAAGCATGTATCAGGCATCTAAACTCCTAGCACAGGGCAAAGAATCTGAAGCAGATAGTTTAGCTGCTGCAGCAAGAAAAACAGCTTTCAAAGAGCAGTCAAGAGGTGGTTTTGGAGCTACTGAAGTTTCTCGTAGACAATACAGAAATATACAAGACATCTCTAATGCATACTATAGCCCAAGAATACGTCAGCAAGCTAAAAATATGACTAAAGGAGTTCAAATGCCAAGTGTTAAAATTACTGCTCCTGACGCAAAAGAAATAAACGCTTCTTTAAGGAGTTTAACATCTAGAAAGAAAAAATAACATGGGAAAATTTTTTGTAAATTTGGGACTTAAGATACAAGCTTTATGGAAGAAGCTTGTAGTAGGATACAATAAATGTATCGAAAAACTAAAAATAAAGTAAAATGGCTGACAAAGGACTAGGCGATACTATAGAGAGATTCACGACAGCTACTGGTGTGAAAAAGGTTGCTGAAACTATTTCAAAGAAAATGGGTAAACCTTGTGGTTGCGGAGAAAGACGTGATACACTTAACAGAATGTTTCCATATAAGAAGTAATGTTAAGTAGAACCGCTAGATATTACCGTGAAAATCCTGAAGCTAGAAAAAAGCATAGGAAAACCTCAGCGAAGGCTCAGAAGAAAAAAGAGGCTGTTCGCAAAAGAGTAGAATGTAATTTATTTAACAGAAAAAACAAGAAATCGAAAAAAGGAGATAAATTAGATTGCTCACATAAAGGCGGACGTTTGGTTCTGGAGTCTCAGAAGAAAAACAGAGCTAGAGGAGGCGGAAGAAAAAAATAATGAATTTGGATAGTAAAATATCATTTTTTGCAGGATACCTGTTCACAGCGGTATCATCGATAAGTCTTTTAGGATTAGTACAAGCAGCGTTGCTTGGTTTGATAGGTGGTTTTTTTGGTCTATTAGGCAAAGAACTTTTCTATATCCTAAGAGGTAAAATAAAGAAATGAGAGAAATAGATAAGATAATAGTACACTGCTCTGCAACACCAGAAGGCAGAGATTTCTCTGCGGCTACTATTGATAAGTGGCACAAGGAAAGAGGCTGGTCTGGTATTGGCTACCATTACGTAGTTAGATTAGATGGCTCTATTGAGTATGGTAGAATGGTGGATAAGATTGGAGCTCATTGTAAAGGCCACAACAAGTCTTCTATTGGAATTTGTTATATAGGGGGTTGTGATTCTGACATGAACGCTAAAGATACTAGAACACCTCAGCAGATAGATAGTATGCTAGAACTTATCAGAATATTAAAGAAACTGCATCCAGGCATAGAGGTATTTGGACATAGAGACTTCTCTACTAAAGAGTGCCCAAGCTTCGATGCTAAAAACGAATATTGCAATGCCTAGAAAGAAGTTTAAAGATACAAAAGTAGGTCAATTTCTATTAAAAAAATTGCCTGGAATAGTTGGAGATGTTCTACCCGATAAAGGTGCATTGGGGATTGTAAAGAATCTAATTGACAATGACCCAGAAGTTTCTCCAGAAGAAAAAGCTCAAATGCACGATGAGCTTGTAAAACTTTATGAGTTAGAGGTTGCAGACAGAGATTCTGCAAGAAAAAGAGAAGTAGAGGTTAAGAAGACTGGTGACTATGATTTTATGATGCTAGCTACTGGAATATCAGGTCTAGCTTCGTTTATATTTATTATATACGCAGTGGTTTATGAGCCAGGCGTTTTAGAGAATGATTTATTCGTCCATTTAATGGGAATGGTTGAGGGTGTTGTTATCAGCAATATATTTGCATACTACTACGGTACAAGCGCTCAAAACAGGAAATAGGTTTACTTTTTGCTTTTATTAAAATATTATCTTTGCATAAACGTATTCAAACTTTATGGCAAGAATAAGCACTTACGCTTTAGATACGAATGTAACCAAGAACGATAAGGTTATTGGAACTGACTCAGCTGGGTCAGTGACAAAAAACTTTAGACTGACTGATGTTGCTGGTATTGCAAACCAAGAGATAACAGTTGCTGGGCAGCTTGTATATCAGTTCAAACAAAATATATCGGAAGGCTCGTTGACAGACCTGTCAGACGGAACTTCTTTTTCTGCTGTGTCTAGGTTTAGACTAAGTGAAGTGGATATTCCAGGTCATAATGTAGAAGATTTTTTACAAGAATACGAGAAAAAGCGAATTATTGTTGTCGATATAGATGATAAGAATAAGTATGGGATTTATGATGTGGAAGATATAATAGAAGACACAAATAACCCAAATTATTATTTTTTCATAGTAAACTATCACAACGGGAACGGGGTTTTGACTTTAGACAATTATTTTATTGTGGCGATGTATTCACAAGACGCTACATATAGGCACAGTCAGAGCTCTGCAAGTACACAATGGACGGTAAACCATAATTTAAACAAATTTCCATCTGTTACAGTTACTCTTTCAACGGGTCAACAAGGAATAGCAGATGTAAACTATACAGATAAAAACAACTTAACAATAAACTTTTCAGCTGCAAAGAGCGGATACGCATACCTAAACTAATAACACCATGGCTATAAAATTTTTAAATCACTTAGACTTAACTCAAAACGAGATTCAGAATACCGCTCTGCATAACACAGAGGCTTCTGACATTACATCACCAGTTTCTGGTCAGATTATCTTCGATAACGGAACGGGAGTAAATAAGTTAAAATATTACGATGGAAGTAACTGGCTTCCCTTGAGTGGAGACTATTCGCATCCATCGCATACAGCTCGTACAATAGACCTTGACGCTACTGGGGCTTCTGTTATTAGTACTATTGATTTTACGAGTGATGGTTTTGGTCATGTTACTTCAGCAAGTGCAACAACTAGAACTTTAACGTTAGCCGACTTAGGTTACACGGGTGATACTGACGCAAACAACTACGAACACCCAACTTACGATGGAGATGATATATCTTTAGACACCTCTGGGGCTCAGGTAGTAGATACGCTAACCGTAACCACAGATACATTGGGTCATGTTACAGACGCTTCTGTAACTACTCGAAACCTAACATTATCTGATTTAGGGTATACAGCTTACGTTCACCCTAATCATACAGGCCATGTAACATCTACAGGAGATGGAGCAACCGTTTTAACTGTTTCTGCAATTACAGGCCAAACACCTCTTACTTCTGGGTTAGCTGGTACTGATGAATTTGTTATTAGTGACAATGGTGTTATAAAAAGGATGGATGTAAGTGTTTTGGAAACTTACATGCAAAACAATCTTACGTTTACTAATAATACAGACGTGGATGTAAGTGTGGCTAACCTTATTACAAGATTAGGTCAGATATCTGAAAATGTTACAATTGGTGATGCGACAGATGTTACTGTAACTATTCCTGGAGATTTAGTTGTTACTGGAACAACAACAACAAACAATGTTGAAACTGTTTCTACATCAAACGGGGTTATATTTGAAGGAAATGCGGCTGATGGAAATGAAATAACTCTTTTAGCTGGTACGGTTACAGAAGATAGGACTATAACACTTCCGAATGAAACAGGTACAGTAGCACTAACAGATGATTTGCATGATGAAGTTACTTTAGCGGGTAGTTATGATTATATAACATTATCTGGGCAGGAGCTTACGTTAAATCAGATTGACTATACAACTGACATTGCAAATCCTCCTACAATACCTACAGTTAACAATGCTACAATTACACTTGCAGCTGGTAACTCTGGTATTACAATGGATGCTGATAATCAGTTTACCACAAACCAATCTGGCAATGAAGAGATAACCATATCTCACGCAGATACATCTTCACAAGCTTCTGTAAATAACTCAGGAAGAACATATATTCAAGACATTACTCTTGATGAGTTTGGACACATCACTGGTATTGCATCTGCTACAGAAACTGTGGTAAACACAGATACA